GCCAGGATGCATTTAACGTCTGCCCAAGAACCAAAAATGTGTTTTTACCTCTTTACACCTGAGTTATGAAGGAGGATAGACGCTCCACATGAAGACTACATTATGAAATTACCAGCACATGCACCTGTGTGGTAAACCTCTGTATCTTCAGAAACGTCAAATGGGGTCAAAGTTGTTCCATAATCGGTATGGAAGATTTTTTCCAGAACGGGAGACACAACAATGTCTCCAAAGCGAAGATTATGGACTGCACTCAAAAGTGAGGCCCATTCATATGTTTCTGTACCATATCTTTCATTAAGATCGGCATAAGTAATAACATATTCGCGCTCCTTGGTCAAAATCCCAGCACGCACCAAAATGGCTTCAACCAGCGGGGATGGTGGTTCATGAATCAATGATTCAGCTTTAGTTTTAATCAACCGTTCGGCACGGTCTCGACCGGATAACTTGCGAAATTCCGAATCGGAAGACAAACCAAAAGAGTTATGGGTGGGTATACCATCGATCGCTCCAAATGATCTCAAGATGGCACCATATACCAACATACTTCTCTCACCACTCGCTCTCTTCAAAAAAGTAGAGGACATAAACGATGTTCTCTCGACAACTGTGAGCTTCCAACCTCTGCGATAGGCAGCCTTCTCTACTACTTCTTTGGTGAGAATGAAGTCATCATTCTCAACCATACACTCAATAAGAGAAGAATAAAAACCTATTTCTGCTAGATTGTTGAAACAAGTTGTCCCAAGGTTACCAGATAACTCAAAGAAGGTTTCGGGTTGCAAGTCCATATAACTTGAACTCTTACCCATCTTTCTGGAATCAGGGTTATACACTCGTGTCTTACGCGCACACTGTTCTATAATGCGCAATGCATTTGGACCACAACAAAATTTCTCAGCCAAAAAATAAAAAGATGCAAAGATTGGAAATCCGTTCGATGCATCACAAGATGAAAAATCTGTTTCATATATGGTCAACTGCTCATCAATATTTGACACTAAAAACCCGTCATCTGAAAAATAAACCAGGACAATATGATTATTAGGTATATTCTTGATACGGCGAAACAAGGCGTCTGCATCACCAGGAGACAATTTAAAACTGCTTTCCTCTGACGCTATACCATTCTGTGTTTCACAATACCACGCTTCGAACACAATATACCTACCACCAATCAAAACTTCATGTCTAAAAGTGTGGTTTCTCCAATAACATTTCAGTAAGGGTGCTACTACGTAATCCACCAAGGCCAATGAACCACCTGTGGCGTACAGCCTAGCTTCTTTTCCAACCTTACCAAACTCTCTCTTCAACTTACTCTCAAAATTACCCAAGTTATTGACGATTTTAACCTGCTCATTTTCACGGTGAGCATAGGTTTTATACAACATTTGCTTAGGATGTGGCAAGGTTACAAACAAAGATACCAAAGGTAAGTAGTCATAAAGGGCTACGAACGGAACATAAATTGTCATAATAACCTTATTCCACATCATACCAAACTTGTCGTAAATCAAATAACATTGGAATAAGAGGAAGAAAATGTACCAATACCAACCAGAAAAGAAAGAGTCTAGGAGAGTAAAATACAATCCCGGCTCCTTCCCCACACTATAAACACCCTCCTCACCTGATGGATAATCACAAAGGTCTCTAAACTTACAAAACCGTGTTTTAACCATCCCGGAGGTGCTATCATACTTGGCATCACATGCCTTGCAGACTGCATCTAAAGTTGACACAGGAAAACCGGCTAAAAGAGAATACTGTCTTTCTCTTCTCTGCCAGTCTTCCTCTCCATCAAATACTGTCTTGAAATACCTTGACAAAGCTCCTGCTATATTCTTCCCAACGTTGGCATACACCTGAAAGCGTTGACGAGGTGTAAACTCGAAGTACTGTGTGTAACCAGGTATGGAATTGTTCCACCCGTCTGTAAGGGTGATATCATCGTCCCACACAATAGAACCCACAAATCCCTGATCGTCCAACGACACCTTCACACCCTTAGACGTGGTTACTCGCCAATTTCCATTAAATTTGTACCCAAATTTGTTGGGGGCAAGTACTACGGTGCGCATACCTGTCGAATATATGTTAGTAGAAATGCCTAGGTCATATGAAACGCTGGGACTTCCACTCGGGGAAACTTTGCCTTGAGTCTTGAAGGCATAATACGCTAGATTACCTTCCACTAAAACCTTGGGGAGACAAACCAAATGCTCCAATGCGAACGTATGTAATGCAGTGAAGTTACGCGGCTCGTCGGCCAACACTTTAAGTTTTGACACAATATATAAATAAAGGTCTTTAACAAAATAAATTTGTGCTGGTT